GGGTTTCTCTTATCCTGGCTGACCTTGTAACCAATCCAGGGCAATCTGTTTTTCATCTGGCCGCAGCCGTTCCAATAGTGCTTTAATCAATCCCTTATCACCCAAGCCGCTAGGGCTAACGGTATGTGAGCGGGTTAATTCATAAACACTCGTTTCGCTACATTCTACATTGGTGCAGGTGTAATACAGGTTTGCAAGCTGGGGCGCTTGCCATACTGATTTACGGTTATGCATCCGCGCACCACACGCCGTGCAAATAACCTTGATTGTCGCCATACCATCCCCCGAAAAACCGCCATCTTGAGATGATTTTAGCACTTTTCGCCGCTTATTTCTCATACGTTACGCCCCATCACCTGGCGTGATAACAATCTCATTATCAGCCGGTTTGGTCAGTGGCAATCCATCACTGTTTAGCCCCTCAAATTGCAGGTGCAAATGGGGCGGGATTTCGGGATCATGCTTCACCGCACTGGCAAACATCCGCTGTAACGGGATAACTTCATCTTTTCGATAGGTATCGCGCGCGGTTTCCGGGCTTGCCATCACCGCACCGTTAGTCGGGATTATCCCCGCCAGGCCAGAGGGGAAACGGTGCGCGGTCAAAACGTCTTGTGCACTGATGCTTTTAATATTGGCGAATTCATCTTTAACGCCGGCATCACCAATCGGGATAAATTGCACCCCTTTTTCGCCACCGTCCGCGATATTGATAAACATCATTTTGAAGTTGCCAACCCCTTTGGATTCCTCAATTTTTTTCGCGATATCCTCTTCCATTTCGTCGCTTAAATTGGGGTCGGTGGTATAGATAATCCCGCCGGTATGTGCGCCGTTATGGTAATAGCGACGCCGGAATATGGTCGCTTCTGTATTCAGTAAGGCGCTATGCATCCCGCCGATATAATCCGGCAAGCCATAAACCTGTTGTTGTGGGTCGTACTGGCGCAAAAAAATCACATCGCGCGCCGGGTAGATAAGCGGCGGGCCTTTCTGCAATACCGAAAAATCCCCATCCTTGCGGCGTCGAACGTACAGCGCTGGCAGCGGCACCAAGTCCACTACATCCCCCCAACCGTTACGCACTTTCAATATAGCGATATCACCGAACAGCAAATAGTCATAAGCCGCCTGGCCCATTTCGCCCAGGCTCAGACCGCCCCCGGCATAGTCGCTGACCACCATATTCTTGCGGGCGTACAGAACCCCGCCATGCTGCCCGCACATGTTGGCAAGTTGTGCTAGGGCCAGCCGGTCGATGGGTTGCCGCCAGTGGTCGGCGGTCGAGTCGTACCAGATTTCGTGATACTGCGTTCCCTGCGTCAATATCGGCATGGGGGTATCGGTCGTTACGATGCTGAATGTTCCACGCCGTGCCGGCATGGCTTGCGCATTGGATTTTTGCTGCCTGGCGCTGTAGCGCTGTTTGCGTTTGCTCATTATTTTTTCCTGTCAGACGTCCCGCCCAGCCGGATTTCCGCTTGCGTTCGTTGTTGATTGGCTCGTTTATCACCGCATGGGCGATGGCAAAGAATCGGTCGGCGTGGCCGGTGTCGGCGCTACGGTCGGCAACAAATGTCATGCCGCCGCCGCTCTTGGTGGTGGTGTGGCGAATCGCCATAAAGCTGGCCGCAATACCTTTATCCTCAATATCCCAGGCGATACGCTTATGCTCGACAACGTCTATCATCTTCATGACCAGACGGTTTTTGCTTTCCTGGCTGTAGCGAATCGGTGTCACTTCACGTCGTGCAAAGTCTTGCACCATTTCGCACACCGGCCCGCCAATGCCGGTGGTATCAATGCCGATATGGGTAATGTTGTAGCGGGTCATGTACTCCTTGATGCGGCCTACCTGGTATTTAAAGGCGAAGCCGTGCCAGGTTTCGATATGCAGCACCCGGAACGGCTCCCCGTCCACTTGCGGCGGTGCGACCAGAACAAACGAAGCGGTATCACCGGTGCGGGCGGGGTCGTAGCCGGCCCACACCTCACGGTTACCGAATGGTCGCATGGCGTTGACGTCGTGATCTTCCCAGGTACTGACGCTGGTGAGGCATTGTTCCAACTGGTCGAAACGGAATACACAATCACCGGTATCGACAAACTGGCACATGTACAACTGGTTAAAGGCACTTGCGCTGTTTTCTTCCCGTATCTCTTCCAAGTTGATAAGAATGGCCGCAGCACCATAGACTTTGGCTTTTTCCTCCATATCAGCAACAGCGGTTTCGACCGTAGTGATATAGCGCCAATGGCTATCCGGGCACATAATCCCGGCTTCCATTTGCGCAAAGGTTGGGAATTCGACGTTTTCCCGCGCCTTTTTACCCTTGCGCCATTCGTCACCCGTCCAGAACGGGTAAGCCTGGTGCGTTTTAGCGCTAGGCGTTGAAATGTAAGTCCGGCGTAAATGGGTATGTGTGGCTATCGCGCCGGCCACTCTTTTTAATTCGGTAAATCCGCGCTGATGGAAAATTTCATCTATATAGACGTTGGCGCAAAAGCCCTGGGCGGTGTTGCTGTTGGTTGACAGGAAGTGAAACTCCGCGCCATTGCTCAACACAATAGGGTCGCCGGTCAATTCAATGCCAAACAGTTCAAAGGCAAACTTGATGATATAGCGCCGGAAAATAAGCGACTGAGGCCGGGAGGCTGACAAAAAAGCCTGATTGTTACCGGTTAAAATGGCATCTTCCAGGGCTTCAAATGCGGCGTACCAGGTCGCGCCGATTTGGCGTGATTTCAGCCATATCCGGTTACGGTGCTTTTTCGCTTCCCGCAGTGTGATTTGATAGTCATACAGGCCATCAACAAATTCATCAAAATCAGCCGCCACAATGCCGGCCACATTATTTCGTTTCCCGCCACGCTTGCCGCTTTTCTTTTTGCTGCTGTCGTCGCCCTCGTTGGCGATCGCCTCAATGGTGCCACCGGCTCCCGTTGCGGTTATCCCGCGCGCCGCTGCCTCCAAATTCATGGCGTGAATTTTTTCAGTGTGCTTATGACGGCTGACAATTAACTTGCAGTGCATATCAATGTATTTATCGAGTTCTTTTAACTCAATATCATTTTTATTGGCCTTATCGACCAATACAGCCGCACGGCGGTTAATAACAGATTCTAAATCCTCCTCACTTAATAGACTGCGCCAGCCGCCTTTATCCGCCCAATAGTAAATTATCCGCGTCGAATTAAGGTTTAACTCGGCGGCTATCTCTTGGGCTGTCCAGCGCTTCAAATATAATGAACGCGCAACGCCTATTAATTCTTCTGGATATTTGGATTTTCTGGTCATGCCTCATTATGGCGGCTTTATTTATTCAAAATGACAACTAAATACCGCAATAAATCGCAATACCTATTTATTACGAATGAATAAGAAGTTTGATAAATGAAATAATAAAAACAATCCGTGATACTGAATGAAGTTAATACCATCACCACGCCAAACCGATTAATTAAAAGGTCAATTATGTCCGGTTCACAACTGACAACGAATTTTATTCGCATAGCGACTGAGGGCGCGACTGTTGACGGTCGGGAAATTTCAGCGGAATGGCTGGTCGATATGGCAGAAACATACGACCCCGCAATCTATACCGCCATGATTTGGCCTGAGCATGAGCGCTGGTATGGCGCGTGCGGTGAAGTCCAGGAATTAAAAACCGAGGTAGAAGATGGCTTGATGCGCCTAAAGGCCCGGCTTTGCCCTGGTATGGATTTGCTCTATGCCAACCGCAACGGGCAAATGCTGTTTTGCTCTATTGAGCCTACCGAAACCCTGAATTTCCGCGGTACCGGAAAACCCTATCTTGAGGGCTTGGGCGTCACCAGCTCCCCGGCCAGCATCGGCACCGAGCGTATGCGCTTTAGTGCAAATAAAAACGGAAAACTTTACGGCGCACTAGAAGCATTAGTGATTAGTGATGTTGCCGACACCGAGGAATTAAATATGTCGACCAAAGACCCAAAATCAAAGAAAGCATTATTCCGCAGTCTTTTTAACCTTGCCGATAAAGGCAGTGATAAAAAACCGGAAAAACCAAAATCGCGTTTATTTTCCAGTTCCAGCCGCAAGTTTTCTGATGAAGATATTCAGACCATCGTCGAAGCGGTCGCCGAATTACAGGATACCGTCGAAGAGCAAGCGGAAACTATTGAAGAGCAAGCGACCATTATTTCCGAGTTGCAAGCCAATGACACGGACGTGACCGAAATTCAGGATGCATTGACTGAAGTTAAATCCGAATTGGTCACCGTCCAGGAAGAAGTTACCGAAATTAAAGACGAGGTCACCGGCGGTGAATTCAGCAAACTTAAAAACAAACTCAAAGACGCTGATAAGAAATTCAACAAACTTGAACAAGTCACCACCAAATTACCCGACGCCGCCCCTAATGCGTCCAGCGGTAAGAGTTACAACTTCTGATTTACGGTTAATTAAACCGGAACAGGCGGAATTAAATAGCCATTGCGGTAAACGCACTGACAAATAAACGAGAGCACTCATTATGCCAATGAATAAGTTATATACACTGATACAAAACTATGCCCGGCGAATTGGTGAGGCCAGCGGTTCGGATGTTACCACTCTTCCAATCACCGCTAATGGCATTGGTCGATTCAGCATCAGCCCACCGCAGGAATCAGCTTTGCGCCTGGCACTGATGGAGCAAGGCTGGTTTATGCCATTAATCACCGTGCGCGATGTTGACCAGATTCGCGGCCAGGTTATTGATGTCGGTAATCCAGGGCTGTTTACCGGTCGCCGTATTGCAGGGCGATTCACTAAGGACGTTGGCTTGTCTGGCAACATCTACCAGTTATACCCACCCGATTCATGTCCCCGCCTGCCGTGGGAAACGCTGTCTAACTGGATCCATTCAGGCACCACCGACGATGAATTTATTCAGTTAGTGGCTGAGTTTACCCTTCGTTCCTTTGCAAACGATATCTTGCGTGTCGGTTTTAATGGGACTCACGCCGCCCTTGAAACCGATGAGGATGAATATCCGAATGGGGAAGATATTAATATCGGCTGGCACCAAATCGCGAAGAATTTCGACACGTTACATGCGAATCCAGCAACACCAGAACAAGACCGCATTCCGGGCTTTACTCAGCGCGTGATCAATCCTGGCCCAGGCGAACTGACTCTTGGCGAAAACGGTATTTTCAAAACGTTGGACGCGATGGCCTCTTGGCTAATCAGCACCACCATTCCGAGTCAATTCCAGAATGAGCCGGACATTGTCTTGTTGATCGGCCCTGACTTGATTGCTGCTGAACAGTTCCGCTTGTTCCAGGAAGCGGGCAAGCCAACTGAAAACATTGCCGCCCAAATGCTCGCCAATACGGTGACAGGTCGCCGCGTCTACGTTGCGCCGTTCCTACCGGGTAAACGCATGGTTGTGACCACCCTGGCAAACCTGCACGTCTATAACCAGCGCAATCACCAATACCGCCGCGCGGAGCATGTGCAAGACCGCCTCGGCTTTGAGAATGCCTGGTGGCGTAACTCTGGTTATGCGTTAGGGCATCCAATGCTGTACGGCGCAATTGATGAGTCAGCTATCACCATTGAAGCGGAAGAAGATATCAACTTCGCCATTCAGAACGGCTTGATCCCAGGCACCCCAGGGCAAGATGCCCCTGTTCTGGATAACACTCAGATTTAAGCGGAGGGAACCCCATGACGTTTAGCCCTCTACGCTATCGGGCGCAGGCATTAGCCCTGGGAAAGGTGCGACATACCACCCCGACAGAGGCCGAGCCTGGCGCAGACGAAAGCCTGCACTTGCAACTGTTGAGCCTGGAAAAAGACGTTAAACGCCTGGGTGTTCTGCCGCGCGTTGCCGACAAGATAGAGCTCAAGGCGCGGGAGTTGTTACCGAAATGGCTTCCGTATGCCGAGCGCTATCTCAAGGCGGGCAAGGTCTATCAATACCCTGTATTCGGTTATTGCGTGGTCTGGTTGTTTGATACCGGCGATATAGACAAGGCGCTGGATTGGGCCGATATCGCCATCACTCAGAGCCAAGCGACACCGGACAAAATCAAGTCCAAATTCCCGTCTTTTGTCGCTGACGTCATTTTGGATTGGGCCGCAGATGAGGCACAAGCGGGCCGCAGTATTGAGCCGTATTTTTCCCGCACGTTTACCAATGTGCGAGAGAACTGGCGGTTAAACGAAAGGCACACTGCCAAATGGTTCAAGTTCGCCGGCGAGTTTCTAATCCGCGACAAAGACGGTAAACCTGCTGCCGCCGCGATCAGTGATATCCCGACCTTAATCCGGGCCAATGAATTGCTCGCCCAGGCGGAGGGATTTCATAAAAAAATCGGGGTGGAAACATTGCGTAAACGCATTGCCTCACGCATTCGCGCCCTGGAAAAACAAGCCGCCGAAATGGCGGAACCGAACACAGCCCCCTGACGTTGTCGCGGGGCTGTACCGACACCCGGCCAGCCGGGGCGGGCGAAGTGGAGGCCGTAGCGCTTTGCGTCTCACGGGCCGTGGAAACTTGTCAGCCCGCACCCCATAACGAGAGGTTTTTATGTTTCGACCCGGTGATAACGGTTTTCAGAAATCCACGTTAACCAATGATGGCTTTTGGCCTGACCTGGCACTGGATGAGTTCCAGCGTGAGCGCAGCATACCGCCCACGATTAACGAAAAAACCGTGGTGCAAGCCATGCTTGCCGCCGTTGCCGAGATTAACACCTCGTTAGCCAGTTTTACCACGCAGCAAAAAAGTAAGGGCTATATGACGGCCAGTGCGGTACCCGGCCCAAAGATGGAGGGCGAGAACGCACTGACCGCCCAATATAAAAAAGCGGTTTATGCCCGGACAAAAGCCGATTTGATGGGCGAATTTGCCGCCGTCAGTCGGCGCGAGGACAACACCAACCAGGACGCGCCGCAGACAAAGGCGTCATTACTGGCTGAGGCCGCAGTAGTATTGCGCGGCATCAAGGGACGGGGCCGCGTGGGGGTGCATCTGGTATGACTCAGCTTGATAAGTTGTTTGATTTTGTCAGTAGCAACTTGCCGGAAAGGCTGATGAAAACCACCGGCGCAGATGCCTGGATGGAAGATATTGAAATTATTCACGCGTCTAAAGCGTGGGGGCTAAATCAGCGCCGGATAGCAATACGGCAATATCAGGCGACGTTAGCCTGGGAGCGCTGGCCCTATCGCCAGTATGACCCGGACACCTTATTTGCCCTGGTCATGGTGTGGCTGGTTGAACATGCCAACGAGCATTACAACCGGGATGAAATGCCGCCGCCTGACGTCATTTTGCAACTGACAGATAACGATAACGCAACGCTGTTTATCACTGTGCAACTGGCTGACGACATCATTCTGGCAGAAAGCGAGGACGAGGGCATTATCCCGTTGAAAGGTAAGCGTTACCTCGTTGCAGCACCCACCGTGAATACCGCGACAGCCGGCTGGATTGTCGGCGCAAACGGAGCCACAGCACCGACCCACCCAGCGGGTAAGAGTGATGCAAGCTGACTTTACGCTGAACCGCGCCCAATGGGAGGCGCTTAAAAAGGATTTGGCCGCGCTGGAACTGCCACCCAATAAGCGTAAGCGCCTGCTGTGGCGGCTGTTGAAATTAGGCGTGATGCCTGCTGCCCGTCGCCACCAAAAGCAACAGGCCAACGCCGAGGGCGTCAAATGGCCCAAACGCCAGAACGGTTTCAAAGGAAAAATGATGCGGGGACTGCCAAAAATGATGGCAATCAGTGAATTACCCGCGGCTGATTCCGCAAAAATTTATTTGCGCGGCAACAAAAAAACGTCGCCGGGCGTGGTCGGGAAAATGCAGCAATCAGGCTTTACCACCACGATCACTGCTGACCAGGCAAAAAAACGAAATAGCAGCGAGGCCGGCGCGACACTGCGCCAGGCTAAACGGTTACTTGATTTGGGTTACACCGTTTTTCCAAAGACTGCACCGCGCAGCCCGTCTGTGAGTGAAATCATGGATTCACTGAGCCGGGACAAAGCCGGGGCCATTATCCGCAGTCTGGAGGGGCGAAAAGCAAAAGCAAGCTGGACGGTGACCTTGCCAGGCCGCGAATGGCTGGCAGTCAATGACGATGAATTTAACAAAATGCTGGCGCGTCAGATGCAAGCCATTAATTACGGCGGTGGCGTCCGGGCGCAAGACATTAAGGGGAAGGTAAAAAAATGACATGGCCCACAGTTACGATAGACCAGCTTAACCAGCGCCAGGGCAAGATTAACGAGGTAGAGCGTACCGTTTTATTCATCGGTAGCGCTGCCAATGATTCTGAAATCCCCGGCGACTTGATCGCGCTGGATTCACAATCTGATATCACGCTTGTGCTGGCTGATGCTGATACGGCATTACGTGAAAACGTCCGCGCCGCACAGCGCAATGGCGGTCAGAACTGGCAAGCCTATGCGCTGGTATTGGCTGCTGATGCACAGGCTGGCGACGATATGCTGGCAATTCTAAGCGCTCAACAAATGATTTCTGTTGAAGGGGTTATCTGCACCATCCCGATCACTACCGTGGCCGATGGCCGCACCAAAATTAACTTATACGCCGCTTTGCGCGCCGAACTGACCAATAAATATGGTCGTTGGGTGTGGTCAATGCTGACTGTTTCCGGGCCGACGACGCTGCCTGTACCTATGTCGTGGTCAGCGTACCAGGCATTTCTTGCTGAACTGGAGACCGGCATTGCTGCTGAGTCCGTGCAACTTGTCCCGGCACTGTGGGGCAATGAAGCCGGCGTGTTGGCGGGCCGATTATGTCACCGCAGCGTGACCGTGGCCGACAGTCCGGCCCGCGTGAAAACCGGTGCATTAATTGGGCTGGGGATTGATACCGCCGAAATGCCCGTTGATAGCAACGGGGTGGAAGTCACCCTGGCGCATTTGCGCGCCATGCACGACCTGCGTTATTCCGTGCCGATGTGGTACCCCGATTACGAGGGCATGTACTGGTCTGACGGCCGCACCCTCGACGTGGTCGGCGGTGATTACCAAATCATTGAAAATCTGCGCATTGTTGACAAAGTCGCGCGCCGGGTACGGATTCAGGCAATCAGCAAAATAGCCGACCGTTCGATGAACAGCACACCGGCCAGTATTGCGGCGCACCAGACCTTTTTCGCCCGCACCATGCGCGATATGTCTCACAGCTCGCAGATTAACGGCGTGATGTTCCCTGGCGAAGTGAAATCCCCGCAACCCGGCGATGTGGTGATTACCTGGTCGGATAACGAAACCGTGAGCATTTACCTGGTTGTGCGGCCATATGGCAGCGCTAAAACCATTCAGATTGGGATCATGCTAGACCAATCCATTACCGCCGTTTCGGAGAATTAATCATGACGACTGCACGCATTGGCGGTAACTCAATCGACATTACCCTGGGTACGCAAATTATCCATGTCAAAACCGTTTCAGTGGATATCACCGATAACACCGCCGCCACACAATCTCGCGGTATTCCTGATGGCTATGTATCAGGTGATGTGTCTGCTGAGGGGGAGATGGAAGTTGATACCAAGAACTTTAAAAAACTCAGTGCTGCCGCTAAATCCGCTGGCAGCTACCGCAAAATGCCGACTACCGACATTTTGTTTTATGCCAACACCGGCGATGAAGAGTTAACGGTAGAGGTGTTCGGTTGCAAGCTGATTATCACCAGCCCGTTAGGTTTTGACCCGAAAGGCGGTGAGACGGCCACGCATAAATTTAAGTACATCGTGACCAGCCCGGACTTTATCCACATTGACGGTACGCCGATTTTATCTAGCGACGACGTCCGCGACTTGATCGGGTGAGAAATGCAAATGCCAAATGGAGAAACATCACTCATTAGTCGCCTGTTATTACTTGGCTTTGTTGGGGCGGTTATCGGGATTGGCAAGTTATTAGCCAGTACCGAAGAGATAACGCTACGGCTGATTTTGGGCCGGGCAATATTGGGATCGGCTGCATCTTGGCTGGCGGGCCTGGCAATCATTCACACGCCGGGCCTGGGCGAACTGGAGTTGGTCGCTATTGCTGCCGCCCTGGGCATTGCGGGTTCAAGCGCCATTGAGTTGGCACTAAAAATGTTAATGAAGCGCTATTTAGGCGTACATAAAAAGGATGGGGAATCATGACATTAAGCGAAAAACAGGCAGTATTTACCGTCAAAATCGCCCAATTAATTTATTGGGCTGACGAGCACGGCTACCGCTTAACCTTTGGCGAAACCTACCGCACCCCAGAACAGGCCGCGCTAAACGCCAAGAACGGCAAAGGCATTACCAACAGCTTGCACACGCAGCGCCTTGCGGTGGATTTCAATCTGTTTGTTAACGGCCAGTATCAGACCAACACCGAAGCCTATAAACCCTTAGGAGAATATTGGGAGTCAATCGGTGGCACCTGGGGCGGGCGCTTTAAGTCAAATCCTGACGGCAATCACTTCAGCTTTGAGCATAACGGGGTGAAGTGATGCGCGAACTGCTGCCGGCGGTACTGCTACTGATTGCGGCTTGGTTGCTGGGCTGGACGATGCACGGCGACCGCCAGGCAAAAATCGAACTGGCAATTAGCCAGGTAGCCGCCGCCAATCGCTTACAAGTGGAAGATATCGCCGGCACATCGGCGCGCCAGCTTGAGAACAAATTAACGGAGCTAAGGGCTAATGAAGTGCACACCGAGCGACTTATCAGGACAGAGATCATTAAACCGGTATTTAGCACTGTTTGCGCTACTGATGATTACGTCCGGCTGTTCAACGCCAGTGCGGAACGTGCCGAACGTACCTTATCAGGAAAACTTGTTGACCCCTTGCCCGGTAACGCTGCCACGCCTGGCCGGTAATACTGGCACCGATTTTAGCGACACGTTAGGGCAGTACCAAAAGATATACCCGGAATGTGCAGCACGGCATAACCAATTGATAAGCGAAATAAAACAACGAAAGGAATTAGAGAAATGAGCAAAGAAACCAAAGACGTAATCACCCTGGAAGTGAAAGGTATTACGGTGCAATTTGCCCCGACCCTGGTCGCGTATAACAAGTGCCTGAATGAGTCGACGCGTGATGAGAATATTATCGGCGCGATCAGTACCTACCTGAAACGCATTGTCGTGCCGGAGTCCCGCGACAATCTCGCCGAACTACTGCAACGCCCCGGTATGGCCGCAGCCATTGCCAAAAAAGTAAATGAGATTTACGCGCCAGATGCAGAAATCGAAGTAAAGGAATAACCGCGCTCATTCAAGCGATTAAGAATAACCCGCTTGAACAATATATGACGCTCCGACGTCATTACCTTCCCAATGAGGGTGATGACGTTATGAGCCTGGCACGCGCGGCCTGGCTGGCTGAATATTTTCAGGAAAGCGCTATTAACGGAGTCGCCGGCGGGGTTTGTAAAGCCTTTAACGGTGAGTAGGGATAATCATGAAAGAACTGTCTTTTCTGTTGAGTCTTAAAAATAATCTGAGCGCGCCGCTCGGCAAGGCGCAACAGACTGTCGAGCAGTTCGCCAATAAATCCCAGCGGGCGTTTAAACAAGTGGCTGTTGGCGCGGTGGCCCTGTGGGCGGTAGTTTCACAGGGGCTTAAAGGTATGTTGGCCCCGGCTTATGAAGTGCAAAAAGGGCTTGATGAGTTGTCTACTCGCGACGTCAGCCCCCCGGCATTAGATAAAATGTTTAAGGCGGCGCAGACGTTTAGTACCGCCTATGGCAAGAATGCTGCTGACTTTATCAGTTCGGCAACCATCATCAAAAGTACCATTTCCGGCATCACTGACAATGAATTGCCCCGCTATACCACCGCCATTAATACCCTGGCGGTTGCCACCAAAGGCAGCGCCGAGGGTGCCGCCAATTACATGGCCGACATGGCGAACAATTTCCGCACCACCGCCACTGAAATGGGCAATATTCCCTTTGCCGAAATGATGGCCTCTAAAGGCGCATACATGGTGCAAAAATTTGGCGCGAGTCTTGATGAAGTGCGGGAAATGGTCAAATCCAGCAAAGGCACCGGCTTACAAATGGGCGCGGGCATGGATGAACAACTCGCCGTCATGGGGATGCTCAAACAGACCAAAGGCACTGAGGCGGGCGGGATTTACGACGCATTCCTGAAAAGTGCCATTGAGGGCGGTAAACAGTTGGGCCTGAGCTTTACGGACGCACAAGGCCAAATGCTGGAATTCCCCGATATTCTGCAAAAACTTCAGGCGAAATTCGGTAACACCATTGAGGGTAACGTTAAGGCGCAAGTCGCATTAAACAAAGCCTTTGGCGATGGCGCGCAGGCATTAACCGCCACCTGGGGCCAGGCTGATAAGTTGCGTCAGCATATGCGTGATATGGGTAACACCCAGGGATTAGACCGGGCGGTAGAAATGGCTAAGAAAATGGCCGATATGTGGGAACGTGTCGATCAGGTCTGGAAGCGCATTCGAATTGCCATCGGTATGCAGCTTATCCCGGCTATTTCCCCCCTGGCTGATTATGCGATTAATGCCGGGACACAGTTCGCAAAATGGCTGGATATGTTCCCCAACATTGCCCGTTGGATCGGCTATATCACCCTGGCAACGTTGGGCGTTGCCGCTGCCGGCGCAGTCGCTAATGTCGTGATGGGCGTATCAAAATTTATCTGGATGGGGCTAACCGGCATTTGGGCGGTCGCCACATTCACCGTTCGCGGCCTGATGTGGGCGATTAACCTTAAAGCCCGCGCCATTCAGTTAGCCACCCTTGCCACTGTCATTTATAACGGGGCGCTGAAGTTCTTACGTGTTGCGCTGTTTGCAACCCGCATGATGCTAATTAACAGCACCGTTGCCATGCGCGCTTACGGCATCGCCACCATGTTGGCCGGCGCAGGGATGCAGTTATTAACCAGCCCGATCACGTTAATCATCGGTGGGCTTATCGCCCTGGCTGCGGGGGTTTGGTATGTAATTTCCCATTGGGATCAGCTTAAGGCCGCATTGCTGGACAGCGCCGCATTCCAGTGGGTTATGCAGATTGCCGGCCAGGTCGGGGAGATGTTCGCCGGCGTGTGGGCGTCCATTACCCTGGGCTGGGAAATGGTGGTGGCATTCTTTAGCGGTTTGTCGCCCGTCGAAGCCTTTAACGGCTTTGTTGACGCCATCGCTAATGTGTTCAGTGGCCTGTGGGATTACCTGACGGAATCTTTCGGCGCGACCTACAACTGGATTGTCAGCAAGCTCAATAAAATCCCCGGCGTGAATATCGACCTTAAACCTATCGGCCAGAGTGAGGGAGGCGCAGCCGCGCCAGCAACCACCCTCCCCGCGCCGGCGGGGTTGGTCAGCCCGGCAATGAACAAGGGCGGGATAGCCAAAACCCTGACCACCAATAACAGCAACCAGAGCAGTACCGTGCGCACCGGTAACACCATCGGCGAAGTGAATATTTACCCGCCGAACGGGGCCACGCTGGATAGCATCATGGAATCAAGGGAGCTTGCCGCCGGATGAGTGAACAACTGTACATCGACCTGCTAATCACTGACGGTGATTTTACGCTTTCATCCGGCAATGAACCGCTGTTGTGCGATAACCGCATCAGCATTGCGCAGGACTGCGTACATCGGATTATTGAGTCCGGCCTGGTTAAGTTGCTGATTGCCGAGCGTAGTCCGGTGTTGCGCACCGATATTTTGTTGCAAATGGAGCTATTGACCGAAACCGATACCCGCATTGTGCCGGGTACCGTACTGATTACCGATGATAGCCAGGGACACTATTTTATTACGGCTGATACCTACGATTTCGGCCCACTGTCACTGCGAGACTTATTATGAATAATCGCCCCAGTCCTGACTATAAAGCCATTCTTGCCGATCAGGGCATGCCGACGACTGAAAACCAGGTGCAAGCGGAATTCGCAAAGGTCGCGGCTGATGAAAATTTGGTCACCAACACCTCGAATATGTCGCCGTTCTGGCGGCTTATTAAGGCGATTGTTACTGCGCCGGTGATGTGGCTGATTGACGCGTTAGTCAATACCGTGATGGCTAACCTGTTTCTGGCGACCGCCAGCGGGCAATTTGTTGATCTGTTTGCCTGGGCGGTCAATTTGTCCCGCAAAGATGCCAGCCTTGCCCAGGGCGTGATCCGCTTTACCAAAGATAGCGTTAGCGCTGAAATTACTGTACCCGCCGGCACTGTGATCCAGACTGAACGCATTAACGGAACCGTTTATAAATTAATGATATTGGCCGATACCGTCATACCTGCCGGGGTAGCCGGGGCGTTGATTGCGGTCATTGCTGAATCAGCCGGCAGCGGCCACAACCTGGCACCCGGCTATTTCCGTATTCTGCCGGTCGCGGTCAATGGCATCGCCAGTGCGGTAAACGAGGATAATTGGTTAATCGCGCCGGGGGCTGATAAGGAGCTGGACGACGACTTGCGTGACCGGGTGCGCAATCAGTTTAATTTGCCGGGCCAATATCATATCGATGCGGTTTACCGTGGTCTGATTGCTGGCATTGCGGGTTTAAGCACTGACCGGATATTTTTCTTACACGATGCGCCACGCGGCCCCGGTACCGCTAACGCTTATCTGTTGCTGGATTCCGGCATCGCCAGCCAGCCATTTATCGATACGGTGAATGATTATGTGATGAGCCAGGGCAACCACGGCCACGGCGACGATGTGCTGTGTTTGCCACTGCCAGAAGTGATTTATGACCTGACGGTCACGTTGCATCTTTTTGCTACGAGCAATTTAAATGATGAACAGACCGCCGTTTTGCTGGCAAATATCCGCAATCTGATCGGCTGTGCATTCCGTGAAAATACCGATTACAGCGTACAAAAGACCTGGCCGCACAGCCGATTTTCAATGTCGCGCCTGGGGGAAGAATTACACGATCACTTTGCTGAAATTGAGTCACTGACATTTTCACAACAGGACATAATCAGCGGGTTATCCGTGCCACGATTGGGCGTTTTGACGCTGGAGAATGCTAATGGATAAGCTACCCATTTTTACCTTGCCGGTGTGGATGAATAAAGGCGAGCCGGTGAAATTAATGCGCGCTTGTCTGGCATTCTGGCAACAGGTTTACACCTGGCTGAAATGGCCGCTTAACCAGGCTGACCCGCTCACCTGTGTTGTGCCGCTACTAAATGCCCTGGCTTATCAGCGTGATGTAACACAGTTTGCCGGCGAACCGCTGACGTTATTCCGCAAACGGGTAAATTACGCCTTTATTAACGCCAGAGATGCCGGCTCGTTGGCGGGATTTGCCGCCATATTTGAACGATTGGGGATCGGTGCCATTACCCAACATGAGCGCCAGCCTGGCTATGATTGGGACGTTATTATTATTCGGGTAAATGATAATCAACTGGCTGAAAATAATAATTTAATGATGGCGCTTATTCGCCAATACGGCCGCACCTGTCGCCGTTATATTTTCCAGGTGATTAATACGAAAACTTTAGCCATCCACGGTGGTGAGTTTGGCGGGGATTATTATTACCACCATGCAAAATTAAATATTGCCCCTGGCATTATGACGGCAAAAGTGATTTCAACACCGGCGCAAATGCAGCACTCACACGAAGTGTATTCAGCAAAATTAAATTAAGGAATTGTTATGGCTACTGCAATTACCCGCGCCTTTGAACACTGGCAGGCGCAACAGATATTAAATAATTTACCGGCCCGACCTGATACCGTTATTTTTGCGCACATCCCAGGGCTGGACAGTAACACCGAAATTGACCGCGACGAGGGTATTCCTGACGCAGCATTAATCGTACACCGCGAAGCGGTGGCGCAATATGGCGTGATTAATGATTCAGCGGTTGCCTATTCCGTGGTGCTGGATACCCGCATCGGTGATTTTTCCTTTAACTGGATCGGCCTGGTCGATTCGGCCAGCAATACCCTGTGCATGATTGTACATAATGCATTGCAGCAAAAAATCGCCACCGCTGGCGGTGTACAGGGCAACAACATTACCCGCACCTTTGTGATGGAGTTTGACGGAGCCGCCGAGGCTAGCCAAATAACCGTCACCGCGCAAACCTGGCAAATTGATTTTAGCGCGCGGTTAAGTGGGATAGATGAAATCACCCGGCTGGCAAATTATGACTATTACGGCCATGCGGCATTTTTTGCTGATGGTTTTTCTGTCAGTAAAGAAGCCGATAAATATAGGGTTAATCCGGGGCTGGCTTATATCGGTGGTATTCGTGCATTACTGACTGACGCGGTTTTATTAGATGCCAGTGAGAATAATGCTATTTACGCTGATGTGAGTTTGCAGGGCAGTGTCTTAGGGCAATTTAACGCCATTATTCATATTGGTGTTAAAAACAATGCCGATGATTTGTCTAATTATCCCGACCCGAACGACTTTATGCACTATGTTGCGCCACTGGCAATGATTACCGCCAATGAGCTGGAAGATAAACGCGAAGCTAACCCGTTTGATAAAGCTATTGGGGATATTAACGCCGCTCTGGCCGCGCATGAAAAATCACGCAATCACCCGGATGCCACGTTGAATGCCAAGGGTTTTACCCAACTGGGCAACGATATTGACAGCGACAGTGAGAAAATAGCGGCCACGCTGAAAGCGGTTAAAAAGGCGGTCAATGCCGGGGTAACGGTGATGAGTAACCACGTAAGGGATGACAACCCCCACGACCAATATTTACAAGTAACGGAATTTTTAGCCCAGTTAGCCAATCTTCCCAGCCGTGAAGACGTCAGAACGCTGATTGATGCTGTGTTTCCCATTGGGGTGCCGGTGGCCTATCCGCTGGCGACCTTGCCCCCGACAGCATCGGGTGTGGTGTTCCTGAAAGTGAACGGTACCCCGTTTGATAAAGTGGCGTATCCCAAACTGGGCGAGAAATACCCGTCTGGTGTCTTGCCTGATTTACGGGCAGGGGTTATTCGCGGTTTGGATGATGGGCGCGGAATTGATGCCGGGCGAGTGTTGCTGTCTGAACAGCTTGATGCTCTTCAAAATATTACCGGTAGTTATGTTCCGGGTGGTTCCAAGCCGGGGAGTACTCCGGGTGAGTTCAGCGGTGCTTTTACACAAACTCAATCCTCCTCTGTTCAGATAAATGACGCAACGACGCGAGCAGGCACGGCAATTGGCGCAAGCTTTGACGCTTCGCGAGTTGCCAGAACAGCGGCAGAAACACGTATGCGAAACATTGCCTATAACTACATCGTGAGGGCTGCATAATGACGATTAAAAATCAGGTTATCTTTGATAGCAAAGGGCTTTCACTGGAGGCCGGTTATCTCACTGTGTACAACGTTAACGGCGAAACCCGCGAGTTTACCTGCGCCACGGAGGAGTATATTCCGCCACGCTGCGGTATCCCGGCTCATGCTTATCTTGATGTCCCCCCTACGGCTAAAGCGGGCAAGGTGGTATGTCGTCGTGCCGATTTACAGGGCTGGGAAACGGTTGACGATAACCGAGGGACGGTGGTCTACAGTACGCTAACCGGGCTACGCGAAACTATCAACGCAATCGGCCCGTTACCGGTGAATACCACCGTCAATGCGCCATCCAGCCATTTTGATAAATGGGATGGTAAACAATGGGTAACGGATAACGACAAAGTGGCCACTACTGCCCGGCAGTATCGCGATGCGTTTATTGTGGCCACTGACCCGCTGATGGTGAGTGATTATTCCATTGATGATAAGCCGCTGACTGAGGCGCAGCGCCGTGAGTTAACCACCACTCGCACCGCGTATCGCGCATGGCCAACCTTGGCCAACTGGCCATTGATTGAGTTGCCGGCGTTACCGCAGTGGCTTTTGATTGAAGCGGTGAATCAGGGTTACCGGGTGCCGGTCTGGCCGGAGCTGCCTGATGTGGCGTAAATCATTATTACGCATCCCGCCGAATCTGGCCCCGGTAAATTGCTCGACCGTTGCCGCTCACCCCTGGGCATTCGGCGTCGGTCAGACGGAGAAATCTGGCTCGTTTCTGAGTCCGGTCAATGCGGTGAATGCACTCGCCAGCCGGCTGGCCGGCGCAGACAGCGAGCAGGATGTGGTGGTATTTCTTATTCCCGCCACATCCCTGGGCCAGTTTATTACCCTACTGACCGCCGCCGCCGAGGTGTTTCCGATACCGGCATTGAACCAAGTTCAACGGCGGGCCAAAGCGGCGTTAAGTCTGGATACTAGCAAAATGCAAATCCCTGCGCGCCCTGGTGGTTTGCCGGCGAGTGCGCCGCTATCCGTTGCAACCACGCGCATGGCATCCGGTGCACAAGCCTTGCAAAAAGCGATCAGCGATACCACCGCTGGCAGCAGTAGCGAGGCTATCGGTACCGCCCTGGCAGCATTCAAACAACAGCGCGCCGCATTGCTGGCCGATGCAAAAAATAGCCTGGAACAATTACAAGGGGCGAGTGTGCCAATTTGGGCATTTTCAGTGGAGGGCAACACGCAAACGGCTATCGCTGAGATGAAAAAAGACATTCCCGACAGCCAGGCCATTTTTAGCCTGGCGTTACTGTTTGTGGGCGCGGATTTGGCCCCACTGCGTGCAATGGTGGTAAATCATGGCTGATATTGTGATGCTGGCGCTCGATGGCGAGGCTATTTTATTAAAAAACATTCTGGTTACGTTGACGATGCCCATACAGGACAAAGACCAGAGCGGCCAGGCCAGCAGTACCAACAAATCAGAGCAAGGCACCAAAGGCAAAGAGTTGCGGGTATCCGGGTTAATCCGATATACGGATGCCGCTATGTTGACGCGTATTTATAGCCTGGCCGAAGCCAAGAACGCAGATGGCAGTAAGAAGCGCTATCGTGTCGCGCACTCCCTGGCCCAGGCGGTGAAGTTCCGGGAAGCCACCTTTACCAGTGGCGTGGATGCCGCCGAACAAACCAATGCTATGGCGTGGCTGGTTAATTTTACCCTAACTGAATTTTCCAGTGTGGCCGAACGTAAGGCCCAACAAGCCAGCAAAGGCGGGAAAAATGCCACTATCCAGACCGCAGGCGGTACCGCGACCGCGTCAGAGGGCGAGACAGCGGAAAGCCGCTCATGGTTTGAAAGTGTGCTGCAAAAAATTGATAACACCATAGGCCCGGCAGGGGGTAGCGCATGAAATCCGTTGTCACGTTGCGTATTGGCGATGATGTTATCCCCGCCAATAACTTAAATCTTTCGCTCTCACTTAATGGGTGCGGCCTGGGGTTTGTTACTGCGCTAACTGACCAGGATTGTGTCGGTAAATTGGTGCGGCTGGATTTAGGCAATAACGCCTCGATATTCCGCTGGCTAACCGGGTTTGTGGAGCGTAGCGCGCCGGCTGAAAATGGCGCGCAGCGGTTAATGGTGCGGGAGCTGGTCGGCGTGTTCGAATGTTCTTGGCCGTGTTCATTGCAACACCCGACTTTGCGCGATGTTACAGATGCGGTCGGTAAATTCACCAACATGCGTTTTGTATTACCGGAAAACGTCGCTTATACCGATACGCCAATCCCCCATTTCCAGCACAATGGCAGTGGTAACCAACTGATGCTTAATTTGGGGCGCGCGTTCAGCATTCCTGATTATGTCTGGTATCAGCTACCTGATGGCACGGTCTATGTTGGTAGCTATGCTGATTCCCGCTTTGCACAAACGCCGGTTGATATTCCGCAGGAATTCGCCCAAGGCGGCGGCGGCGGGAATAGCCTGACATTACCACTTATCCCGGCAATCCGTCCGGGGGTGATTGTTAATGGCCGGCGCATCACCAAGGTTGATGTGAGCGACGACACCATGACATTGAACTGGATGCCGTTAAACAGCCAGGGCCAGCCGGCGCAGAAATCCCCGGAACAGCGCCAGATTGAAAAACTTTATCCAGAATTGGGTGCGGGTTTACATTTGCCTCGCCGCGCGCGGGTAATGAGTCCGACCGATGCCGCCGAGTTAGGTGACCCGTCCGACCCCTTCCGGCCCCGTTATGCTGTCAATGTTCAATTGCTGGACGAGAACGGCAACGCCGCAGCCGGCGCGCAGGAATATAACGCGGTACCGCTCCCTATTCCGATGGCTGGCAGCGAGGGCGGCATGTTCCAGTTCCCGCCAGAGGGAACGCTGGTAGAAATCGGTTTTGCTGATGGCCGGCCAGATAAGCCAATGATTAGGCAAATACTGTCTGAGGGGCTATCACTGCCCGCAGTGAAACCGGGGGAGCAGTTGCAACAGCAGCGCGCCGGCGTCAGTCAGCGCGTGACGGTTGACGGCAGTTGGCAGCGTGATACCGACCAGGCGATAGAAGAAACCAGCAGCCGGCGCAGCGTGACCAGTGACGAGGAAAGCCGCACCACGACGACCCGCAACACCACGGTAAAAGCCAACGACAGCACCACGGTGCTGGGAACTAAAACCCTGATGGCCGGCCAGGTGGTACAACTTGCCGAGGGTGATTATTCGATAGGCACATCGGCCAACATGGTGACCAAAGTTGGCAAAGACAGAACTGACGATGTTGGCCAGAACCAAAATACCAAGGTTGGCCAGGATCTAACGACTGACGTTGCCGGCGCGCTCACAGAGAAAATCGCCGGCATTCGTCGCAGTGTTGCCGCCGCGCAGGAGCTTATTGCGCCATCGGTGCGCCTTGGTACCGATGAAATCAATGTGCTAACACTGTTAACCGATACGCTGGATGTGATCCAAACCCTGGCACAGCAGACCGCTAGCCATACCCACATCAACACCGGCGGGCCACTGAATGCCGGCGATTTCACCGCCACAGCCAACCGCACTCAAGCCCTTACTACCAAGTACGGCCCCTTCATTGCCTAA